GTCTTTGCCATTCATTGTCTATTCCAACATACAAAATACCCTCACACATTATTAACGCTCCCTCTTCAGGTACGCTCAACTCTTTTACGTCAGGAGTTACGTCTTGAACCTGAGTAGTAAACTGACTATTTATAAACCGTCTGCTCATTGGATTGATTTAAGAATGTTTACAATTTCATCTAGAACAGATTCGTCTTTTGATAGCTCAGTCTTACTTTCAAAATATCCCTCGATACTAAAGCCTTTAATCTCACCTTCCTTAACCTTACTCCAAACCTCGTCATTGTCTACTTTCATGGATATCATCCAAGTACCTACAGGCAAACTGAATCCGTACAGTTTAGATTTATCTTTGTCCTCATCTTCGATTATCCAACTCTCTACTACACTCATTCCGTCTATCTCTTTCATGTGTTCGTAGGTAGCGTTATTCTGCTTGTTACGCTTTAAGAATAGCTCTGAGGCTTTACGAATTGTTTGACTAGAAAAGTAGATGTAGAACTCACCGTTTTCTTTGTCTTTACGGTAAATCTGTTTGTTAGGAACTAATGCTGCACCCATCAATATTCGCTTCTCGTCATCTACAGATTTAAGCTCTACGTATTGACGGTTTAAAGCTACCCAATCTTCCTCTATTGCTGGTGAGTTAACTACAGATACAGCATACACGCCTTGTCTGTCTATCTCTTCATTCAAAACCATTTCTACTATCTTCATAACCTTTTAACTTTTAATGTCTATAATGTTGCGTTTTGTACTCTGTTTCTATCTAAGCTCTGAGCAGTTGTTACTTCGTTACTTACTACATACGCTTGTACTGGTTGCTGACCTAGTCCAGCTAGTTGGTTAGCCGTGTTACCTCCTACTATGTTAAATTCAGGAGTAGTTACAGAACCAGCTGCACCACTTGACGGAACAGAAACGCCTCCTCCAGCAGCAGCACCTCCTCCACCTTCAAATTTAGTCTTTGAGATTTTAGCAATGTTAGCAATACCAGCAGCTACAGCAATAGCAGCAAATACAGCTCCTAATATTGGGTTACCAGCAGAAGCAAAAGCAGCTTGAGCAGATTTATAAGTGTCAATAGTAGCAGATGCAATACCAGCAGCTTTCTGAACATTAAACGCTCTACGCTGTGACTTTTCACTCTTACCAGCAAATGCTCCAGCAAGTTGTCCGATGGCATCTAAACCACCTTTAACAGCGTCTATTCTTTGGTCTGCTAATGCCTTTTCTCTTGCGGCTTGTTCTTCTTTGTATTTTTTGTCAATATCAGCTAGTTCTTTTTCTTGTTTAGTTTTTAAAATAGTAGTATCAGCTCCGTATTTTTCAGCGTCTGCTATTAATACATCCCATTTCTCTCTAGCTGCGTCTATCTCTAACTGTTGCTGTGATAATGTAGCTTGTCTGTATGATTCAAAGAAATCCTCTTCACGTTGTGCAGCTTCTTCATTTGCTTGTTTTTGAAATTCTGCTAACTTAGCTTGTTTATCTGCTTCAGCAGTTAGTTCTTCCTGAGCGTATTTTGTGTTAATTGCGTTAAGCTCGTTCTTTTCGTTTTCTTTTAGTTTAGTAACGTCTTGTTTATACTTTTCAGCAATGGCATAAAGCTCTTTGTATTTTTGTTCTACAGCATCTTTTTCCTTTGCTTGTTCAGTCATGTAACGAGTTCGCTCTTGCTCATCAAATGCTGTTTGTGCTTCCGTTAATTTTTGTAAAGCGTCTTTTCGTTCTTGCTCTGCTTGTTCTCGTCTTCTTTTTGCTTCTTCTCTAGCTTGTTCTCGTCTTCTTTTTGCTTCTTCCTCTGCTTGTTTAGCCTTGTCTGCTGCTTTCTGTTCCTCAGCAGTCAGTTCACCAGTAGCTGCTCCTGTCTTTTTTAAAGCGTCTATCTTTTTTAATAAAGATTTTTCAGATTGGTCAATGGATTTGATTTGTCTATCTAAACTTTTCGTAGAGTTATTATTGAAATCTGACAGTTTTTTAGATGCGTTAGCAGCATTTTCTGCAGCACTATTAAATCCTAAGAATCCATTTTCAGCACTTTCTCCGTAGGTAATAGTAGCGTTACTTGCATTCTCTATTGCTTCTTGTTGTAGTTGAAGTTGTAGCTTAGACTTTTTAGTGTAAGTTTCCTCTCTTATAGCTGCTAGTGCTTTAGCTTCAGCCTGAAGTTGAAGTAGTTGGATGTTATCACCTAGTTGCTTGTTTATACTTGCGATTGAATCCTTTTCTAAATTGATGTTAGATAAAAGACCAGGATAGGCAGCTTGAAATTCCTTTATTAATTTCACCTTCTGCTGTCTGCTTATGGTTTCGTCTTTTAGTGAAACTCCTAATTTATCCGCAGCACTCAATTCTTTACTAATTGACGCAGTTGCTTCTTGCTGTGCTTTGTTGTTTATTCGTTGAGCAGCAGTAGCACCTCCTAAAGCCTCAGATATTTTCTCCCAGTTAGTGACAAGTTGCTGTATTCCTAAAAGCAATAAACCAACACCAGCAACCATAAATGCTTTACTAGCGGCAGTCATTCCTTGAAAGGTAGTAACAACTGTATTTCTAAGTCCAAGAAAAGCGGGTTGTGCTTGTTTAATAGCATCAATACCTTGAGTCAGTGCCATAGCAGCTTGAACCTTTAAGATAGCTTCATTGACTTTTTGACTCTCTCCACCGAAAGCAGTCATAGCACCTTGAGCAGCAGCAAACCCACCAGCAGCACCACCTAACGCTCCTGTAAGTTTTTGTGATGTAGTCATAGCCATACCGTCTAAAGCCATGTCCACCTGAATTACTGACTGCTTTAACGCAGCAGCTTCAGCTTGTATCTTTCTAAACTCAGCAGAAGTAGTATCTCCAGCTACTGCCATACGATACATTTGGTCTTCTAGTAGTCCGATTTTCTGTCCTACGTCTGCATTGGTAACAGCAAAGAACTCTACCTGTGCATCTACTTCAGCAATAACACTTTTTAACCTACCAGCTTCTTTAGCTAGGCTCTTAAACTCTTCCGTGTTTTGTTTACCTTGTACTGCAAGTTGTGTTAGCTTGTCTTCTATCTCGGATATGGCAGCACCTAAGTCCATGTCCATAGTGTCCGCTAGGTTCTCAACGGTCTTGTCTAACTCAGTTAAATTCTTGTCTAACTTGTCTACATCTAAGTTAGCTTTCTGAGTGTTTACGTCTATGTTTATCGTGTGCTTTTCCATTAGTTAACCGTCTTTTTGTATTTTCTTTCTCTCTTCGCTTGTTTAAATACATCTTTTACCGTTGTAGGTAGCTTGTACTTACCTTTAGCTATCTCTATGTTTTCCGATTTTCCGTAGAAATCGTCAATCCGTAGCATATTTAAAATGTCTGTTATCATGCTCTTGAAATTAAAATGTATTCTGTATCAGTACTGCCATCCGTAAACGTATAGTTTACAGGAATCTCAAATGAATCAGTTGAACTATCCTCGTTTATCAAAGTATCTTCTCCGCTCTCATCACTTATGAATGTAGCATCCTCACCAACTACATTAAATAAGCCTCCTGTAAATGGTGGTAACTCAAAAGTTACTGTAGTATCACTTGTAAATGTATTAGGAGTAACAGATATAACTCCTGTTCCTGTAATATCTATATCTCCTGAAACAGCTCCATCCATTATGTTAACACCTACAACTACCGTGTTAACGTCTATTGATGGTTGTATAAATTTCTCTCTCCTTAACGCTCTAAAATCGTGCAATAAAGTAAACGTCACCTCACCATTTACTAGGTTTGATTTCATATCATTTATTACATATCTCTTATCTCGAATAACTATTCTGTCGTTTAAGTTTAAATCAGTAAGTATTCTCAACGGAAGTACAGTCTTTACAGTTACCAATCTGTTTTTATTGTTGTACAGATTCTGTAGGTAGTCAGAGTAATAAGTTTTGTACACGCCCATGTCAATAACTTGCTGGTAGTAAGATGAGACTTCTGAACCCCAACACAAAGAATACAACTCACCGTTTTGAGTCCTTAGGTCTTGACCAAATAAAGCATAGTTACCTACGTTGTAAATTATAAATCCGTCATCAAATTTAAAATCGTCAGCTACTATATCTATCATTCCATTGTAATACAGTAGAACTGGTTTAGGAACGTATGGTTCATAGTTAGGTGAGTCTTTTAAAAAGTAACCTACTTGAATATTTGTACCCGTAAATTTGTTAAACAAAGGCTGCTCAAAAGGAACTTGAATAGTATAGTCATTAGCATCTACATTAAAGTTGTAGTTCAAGTTTGCATAGGCTCTGTTAAAGAATCTTAAGAAAGCATTGTTCATAAATGATTCCGACTTTTGATAGTTGAAATCTATTTTTTTATACAGTGGTACTCTCTTAACTTCTATGTCATCTGTAGTAGTGTACTCCGTAATGTCGTAGATAGTACCTCTAGCATACCAATCTTCTAAAGGCTCTAAATAGTATCTGTTGTCAGATACAGGATAAAGCGTTAAGTTAAATTGTTTAATTATTCCTGAGACAAAATCTGCTACTTTAATGTCAGGCATATTAGTAGATAAATTGACATCTCCCGACATAACAACAGGAGCGCAGTCTACTACATACGTTTGCTGTAATGTAGGAGCAGACGTAGCTGAACCACCGTAATACTCGTTATACAAATCACAAGTTATAGTTAACTCTGCTGAAGCCTTTACTTCAAAATACATCTCTGTTTGAACACCAAAAGCAGATGTGTTTATAGTCTCTATATAATAGTCATTTACACCACTACCACTAATGGTATTAACTAAAACTCCGTTTTTATATACGTCAATGTAGTAGTCATCAAAAGTAGTTACTGATAATACTCGAAATGTTAAAACGTGATAGAGTATAGTTCCACCTGAAGATAATAGATTATAATCAAAAGGATAGGAAATAAAATTGCTAACTGAGTCAGCTACAAATGAAGACGTGTTAATATCATTAGTTATATCTACTCGTTCAGATGGAGTTAAAAAGGTAAACTGGTTTGTGTTTTTACACATTAAGAATAACTTTTGAAACTGCTCACTTTGTAACCAGCTACCCTCAAATGTTACTCCATATGTTGACTGTATAGCCTCGAATATTTTTTCCACTTTAAGAGATGGAAACAGCTCTGTGTAGTCTATCCTACCAGTGTTTGTATCAATGTTGTCTAATGGAGTTGTAGGTTCATTGTATTGCCATACTCTTCTAGATGAAATTAAAGGATAACGAACATCGTAGTCCATCCCTAAGTCAGTTATTCTATTCAATATTTCAGCACCTGAGTAAACGTGACTGTAAGCTGAGTAATCTAGCATAGAAAGTTTATCTTCCCCGAACTGGTCTTTTAGCTTTGTAACTTCTCCGTAAAAAGTAATCGTGTAGCTATCAGTAGCTAGATTTTTTATGTCCGACTTTTCAAGCTGAACCTTTCCTTTCCTAAATAGAATGTTATCTATTTCTATATACGCATCTCTACGAGAACTGTAATTTAAAGTAGAGTTAACTTCGTTTTGATAGAAGTGTTGAAAGATAGCGTTGTTTATAGGTGATGCTGGGACAGTAAAAGACTGTGAAAAGTCCGTCTTTACCTTGTCTAAGTCATTGATATTCTGAACAGATGAGTTAACCTGAATTTCTTCGTCATTAAACAGCTCTATTCGTTCACCTTCTATATATATCTGTACGCTTCTTTTCATTAGATGACGTTGTTAATTGTGTTGTAAGCGTATTCAAACTCTAAAGTGTAATTTGAGTCTTTCGTATTTACACCTTTTAGCTTAGAAAGTCCTTTTGTCTTTATTGTAGCTGGTAAGCCGTTAACTAAAATACGCTCACTCATAATTAAATCTGTAAGTATATCGTAGTAGTTTTCAGTTACACTACCAGTATTAACCTTAATTTTCTGTGAAGCATTTACATTAAAGTCTTTACGCTGACCTTGAACTACAGAATAGTTAACTGAGTTCGCCATCATTAAATTATAAGCATTAGACTTTACCTCTATGTCATCAAATGAAGCCTTGAAGAAAAACTCTCTCTGCCATGCTCCTAACTTATTTACAAAGTCAATTACTACAGGTTCATATCTACATTCTGTAACTGGTCTAAATACCCAAGTAGCCTGAACAACATCCGAAGCGTTTAAAAGCTCTGTAGTACATCCATCTAAATAGTAACTTTGTGGTACTCTATAAACATCTGTAACCCTTGTTGTGGTAAATGGAATTGTAAATGTAGCTGCTGTTACTAGGTTAGTATATTTTATCTTCCATCCACTAATAGCCTCAAGTGTTAAATGTCCAACTCTATCTAATGGGTTGTTAAAAAAGTCAGCGTTTGGATTGTAGTAATAGTTGTAAGTTCCCTCAGGTAAAAACCAACTTGTCTGCTGTGGGTTGTAACCCTCTACAAATAATCCGTAACCGTTATATGCTTTAAAATCTTCAGTGCCAAGCAAAGAATAAACTCCAGCTAAATTCTTTTTGTATTTGGTCACTTTCACATTTACCCATTGTGCTACAGGAGTGCTAATAAATCCATTGTAGATAGATTGGTTCGTGTTATGGTTAAGAAACTCCTGAATGTACGGAGATATGTTGTAAACCGTCTGCGTGTTTGTCGTAGATGGAGAATCCTTTGAAAGTATGTATGTCGGATTCATAGGTGCAGAACCTGAACCTTGCCAAATAGTCAAATCAATTTTAGAACCTGACTGATTCAGTTCGTCTATGTTGATTATGTACGGTGACCGTGCGAATATTCTTGCCATTATTTTCTATTTATTTTTTCTACTGTTGCGCTCATCCAAGCCTCTATATCTATTCCGTATGCTGTGACTACATCCTGTGGTAATCTTCTCATCGCTGCTTCAAATGGTTTAGTCAAAAACAAACTTGGAGCTATACCGTTTTTCTGTATGTGCCTTGACAAAGCAAACTTTAAACTATCTCTAGTGATAAATTTACCTTTTGCATCTCTAGGTGCTAACCCTCGTTTCACTACCCACTTGTCAAAGTGTCTAGGACTAGGTGCATTTTGTTTACCTTCTTTATAAACATAGTCAGTTCCACTATAGGTTTTATCTGTACCACTTACTCCTTTATCTACGAATAGTCCGTAGTACTCCATTTCAATTTCTACAGTGTAATCACCTTTCTTATAGGTAACTTGACCCTTTAAACTATCATAAAGATTCTTAGAGGAGTTCTTTTTTAACCGTGTTAAATTAGCTCTAGCCTGAGAAATAACATACTTCTGAAACTTCTCTAACTCTTTCCTTATTTGCTGTCCTGTCATCATTAGCAAATGCTCATGTCGTTAGGGACAATTATATCCATTGTCGCAGTCCAACCAGCTAGGTAGTTTTCAAATCTTTCTGTAAATGGCTGCATATTAGGAGTACCTACTATCTCCATTTTTCTAGATAGCTCACCTCTTATTAATACCTCAATTATTCGTGTTAAAATAACCATTGTAGTATTCAATACGTCTATCTCATTATCATTGCCGTAGAAGATATTTGTAGTTTCGTCTTTTGCTATGTCTACTACATCCATCGAAATGATACTAACATTAAACGTAAACGTGTTAGATGAAGCTGTTACGCTATTTACTATAATGTGAACCAAAGGGAATAAAGTCTGTTTGTAATTGTCGATGTCATCTAGTCCTCCCTGAGTAACCGTAGTCACCATTGGGATAGTTTCAATCTCTGCTTTTAATTCCTCTAGTAAGTATGTGTATGCTTTCATCTTTTCATTTGTCTTTTAATCTCGTTATTCTCTAGCGTTACCCTTTCCTTTTCAAATGTCAAATACGTTAAACACTGATGGAGCGGTAAAGCGGTAACTGCGTCAAATCTTCTAACATCTCCTTGAGAGAGCTGATATACTGATTGATACCACCCCCATCTTTGGGCAAAGACAGATGTTGCGCTATAATCTCCTGAGGAATCTCCGTCAGCTCCTCCGCTAAATAATCCATCGTAGCGAGTAACAAGTCTCTTTTTAAATTCCAAAAAAAAACCTGAGCGCCTAAAGCTACATTCAATGGCATTGCTTTCATTACCTCTGCATAAGTAGCTGAAGTATGGTAGTCTTCTATTGTGTATTTTTCGTCTTTTCGTTTGACTACTGGTCTGTACAAAACTGCCATAGCATTATTCATTGTCGACCAATCACTTAAATACTTCTCAGCATCTATATACTCACCAAATGAGATAGATTCCAACTCAGGAACAAAACCAAACTCTACACCTCCCAACTCAAATCTCTGAATAAGGAATTTATCCTCCCTGAAAATAGCGTTGAACTTTTCTAGTAGCTCTATAATTGACGTGTACTGAATCTTTAACACATCTGACAAAGGAATCTTACACAGACAAGCTATCAACTTTCTAGAAGCAAAGTCCTCAGAATCATTCTCGTCTTGAATTGACATGAGATATTGATACTGCTCTAAAGTAATATCTGCTAAACTGCTTGGAACGTCTATTGTTACCTTCATAATTAATTAACTTTAATTCGTGTTTTTGTACCTTGCTACCTTACATGGTACTTTCCGTAGTGACTATTTATACCTAAAGTTTCCATTTCATGATACCTGAACGCATCAATAGCGTGGTCATTACCTCCAACTGGTTTGTTTAACCTGACTCCTGTCTTATCAGTGTCCCAACAATATGACCTAAGCTCTTTGATTAGATTAGTACTGCTTGACGTTACTAAGTATTCGTTTCTTTGCATGACATCAATACCGTAATTAATCGAATCCTTTCCTTTGGTTACTCCTTTGATGTTTATTCCGTAGCGTCTTATCTCATCTATTGATTTAGGTTCTGCGCTATCAGCATAGACTACTACATTCTTAGGTAAGATTTTAGCTATGTCCGAGTTCAGCATTCCTGTACGGTAAGCAAGTTCGTTTACTATCCTCTGTCCGTTGTGAGTGTAGATTTCTATAATTGATGTAGGGTCGTTCGTGTATCCAAAGTCTAAGCCTATTCCGATAAGCCTTGCCTCTTTTGGTATTGTGTCTATTGTCTTCCAGTTTGAGAATACAACTCCTTCTAACATTCCTACCTGACCCTCACCATATACTAACCACCAATTACGCCAGTAAGATGAAGTCTCAGCTTTTAGCTTGTTCTTTTCTATTTGGTCTACTATGGATTGGTCTAAGGCTTCGTTGTCCTTGTAGGTTAGGATTATAAAGTCAGCGTCAGGTTCGTCTTTTAGTTCGGTGTGTACCCAAAACTCATTAGCTGGGTTAAAGTCTAAGAATATCTCTTTTCGTGTACGGATAGAAAGCTCATTGTAAGACTCAAAGGTCACATTGTTACACTCATTTATGTACAGGATGTCCCTTCTCGCTCCTCTCAACTTTGCTGAGTCATCTGCACTAAAGAACTCAATGAACGAACCGTTTGCAAATTCGTATTTTAGTAGCGTCTTATTGAAGTTACTTTCAAAGAATCTACCAGTCCACTTCATTATCTTTTCAAAGTCTCTGAGCGCACCTCTTCGTAGATGTGGAATAGATTCTGCTACTATGCTTATTTCCATTCCAGCAGTCCTAGCAGCTTTGTCTATAAGTACAGGAATAATTCCAAACGTCTTACCAGCACTCGTTCCGCCTTGAATAATCTTAATGCGTTTTTCTAGCTTATAGATTTTCCTTATCGCTGTCGTTATCTTTAAACTCATTCAAGTTAAATAATGGCTGTTCGATGTTCGTGTTTTCTACCTGTTCTTTTAGGTTGTTTAAACGCTGTGTAATTGATGCGTTATACTGTCCTACCATACCTCCTGAGATTTGGTCGTTGCGTATTTCTCTCTTTATATTATGGCAGATGGTACAAAATTCTTCATATGCGTTCTTCTGATTATCGAAATAATGATTAACACTCAGGTCAAACTTCTGCCAACAGTACACTTCAAAGCCTTCCATTGTGAGCGGACATTCTAAAGGTTCAGGAACCATATCTCCTGTTCTATGAGATAGTGTGTATTTGTATCTTGGGTTTTCCTTTACATACGTTTTGTATGCTTTGAATATTTCATGTAGTTGTTCAGGTGACTCTATCTTTCTTGGTCTTCCTACTTTTTTCTTTTCCATATTAGTTGTTCGTGTTTATAAAGTGACTTGTCATTGGTACAAAATAAACGGTTTCATCCGTCTTCTCTACAAGTGGTGAATAGATTACAGGATATCCCATATACTCGTTAATGTCTCCAGCAGCTTCTAAGTTTGCTTTACCTATTACAAAACAGTAACCATCATATTGAGCTA